CGCAAGAAAGTGATAACAAGCTGAAATCAATAAGGCCGGGGGATATAAGATATGGAATAGCTTTCCAATATGGAGGCTTCCACGAAATGATCGTGGCTCATGGAGGATCGGTTGAGAAAACTTTGAGCAGAATTTTCTGGGAGGCGGATATTAGCGGATGGGATAGAGTTGTGCCACTACTACGTAGAGCGTGGCGAGTGCGTCGGAAATTTCTAAATGTACCTATTTCTTTTGATGAATTTTTTATTTGGTGTTTTACAAATACTGTTAATGCCAAAGTGATTTTGCCAAATGGAGACATAGTAAAGCGAGAAATGGGAAATAATTCCGGGAGTGGCACCACAACTTCAGATAATTGCATAATGCACCAAGATATCACCAACTACTTATATGAGTGGTTGATAGAAGAATTTGACCTACGAGAGGATGATTTACATTCTGACCTATACGGAGATGACGTTTTCGGGTCAGTATCATATAATGACTTTGATTATTTCGAAAGAGTTTTTAAGATTTTATTCAAAGATGTATATTCTGAATTTGGATTGGAAGTGAAATCCACACAGTTCAAAGTCCAAAAAGGACCAATAGGCTTGCATTTCTTAGGTGCTGAAGTGACAATGAAATTTGATCATTTTATTCCTGCTTACAATTCGGACCGTATTTACTCGGCTCTCATGACAGAGATAGAGCCACACACACAAGATGAAGAGTTATCTAAAATGTACGCGTTACTACACCTATCGTGGAACGATGATGTTTTATTTCATTATATTAGAAACATGGTAGTTAGTTTAGTAGCTCGTCCAGAACTTAATGGACCATTTATTAAAGCACTGCGAAAAAGCGGTGTACCTACAAAAAATCAAGTGATCCTAAATTTCTGGTTGGGCCTTGAATCAAAGGATTCCACGACAAAAATAGAATGTTACCAATTCATAGAACCTGAAATTGAGAAATGGAAGGAGGCGGATTTAAAAACTAAGACTTTCGTTCCACAGTGTGCGAGAGAGTTTTTAGAACACTCAATAAATGAAGATGGAAACATGTCGTACGGAACCACTACAAAAAATGCTTGGCTTGAGAAACATAAAAAGAGACTCACAAACGTCTCAAACGAAGAAAAAGAGCGACGGTATATACAATACAAGTCGCAGTCCAACCCCAACAAGGGAAAAGCCAAAAATCCCAAGAAGCGTAATCGAAAAAAGAAGGGAGGACCCATGCAAGAAAACACTAGCATGGTCAACCCAGCAGGACCGCGGAAGGCCCGAAATGAGGATCAGATTGGCGGAGTCGGAGTACCAGGATCTAAGAAGAAAGGACGTGCAAACGAAAGATCCGGTTCCCGCCCGTTTCAGATCTCTAAGAGAGGGGAAGTTAACCTCTCCAAGTGTGGAGCATTATATATTACCTCCCTCCTCAACCCCTTCCAGTTCCTCGATGCCACCGCAGCTAAACGGAACAAAACACTCGGCCTTGGGGGTTTTATACCCAATGAGTACCCATGTGTCCCAACCTTTCCGTCTATGAAATGTAGACGGCATATGTATTTTGCCAGAGGCAATTTTACAGTTGGAAGTGATGGAAATGCAATGGCGGCATTCGCACCTAGGCGATTGGCAAATAATTATGTTACAACAGATACGGCTGATGGCTCGTGCTACGCACCAATACAGATAGCAACAGGAAACCCTGGGACAACTTTCTGGAGCACTATGGATTTATCCTCGGTTCCAGTGGGTTCAGGAGTAAACTGTTACAATTTCAATTCAGACTACCCTATGAGTGAATTAGGACCTTATGTAGCTGAAAGACTTGTCTGTGCTGGGTGGAGAACAAGATACACCGGAGCTGAAATGACTTTATCCGGATTAGTCCACAATATAGTGGAACCGAATCATTTTACATTGAATGGTTTAGGAATGGGAGACTACACAGCTTTTGAAACTTACTTTAGTTGTGAAACGTCAAGGGATTGGTGTACTTTGGTGTATACCCCGGTTTTACCGATGGAATATGCTTACAATCCAGATGTTGGGAACGACACCACAACATCGGGGGATGTGCTCCAATATCCCATGGACCATCATTTTATTGGACAGGTTTGGTCAGGTTTGGGAAGCGCAAGTCCTAACATACAATGGGAGGCAATGTGCATAATGGAAGTGATAGGCGAAAATATTCGAGATTTGCATCCAACTAAATCAGATATAAAATCTGTGGAAATATCCGGAAACATAAATACTACATTTAACCAACAACAGAATAATATGGAACCACATAAGATCGATAGCGCTGTCAAAGATACAGCGAATGAATTCACTACGACTATTGGATCCTTAGGAAAAATTGCAGAGGCGATGATGTAGAAGCGCGAGTAAGCTTGCTTTGGCGCGATATAAGTAAAAACAACAAAATAAATAAAAATAAACAAATATAGAGACAAAAAAAAAAAAAAAAAAACCGCCAGACCGGAAAAAGCACACGACCAAAACACAACCAAACAA